AGTCTACAAACGTAGCACTTACAGCACCACAAATAGGATAACTCCGACGTCCGTTCATCGCTTTATGCGACGCATGTAATCAAGTCATGGAACGGGGGCTTGGTATCGGAGGAAACTATGACAGTAACTTACGTTTACCGTGGTGTTACATATACTAAAACTGTAAAGTAATGGCACATCAAAGCTCGGTTATGAGAGCTTCTGTAACTCGGTATGAACCCGAGCCAGAAGTTAAACCGGAAAACAAAACTGAAGAAAAGAAAGAAGATGCTCAACTAGAGATCCCTTCTTACTAACAGCGTGGGGAGCACCTCAGAGTCGGACTCCCCCGCCCTTGGCTTACAGCCTCTACGGAGATACCTTGAGCCGTCTAGACGGTGTGGATAGACACACAAAAAATTAGGCCGAAAAATTCTGTACAGGAAAGCAATATAAACTTTAACCTTAATCATGGCACAACAGAATAGCACTCTGACCACGGCTCTTACACGCCCGGGTCAGGCTAATAGTACAGGTGACGCAAGAGCACTTTACTTAAAGCTGTTCAGTGGCGAGATGTTCAAAGGCTTCCAGCACAATGCGATTGCTAGAGACCTTGTAATGAAGAGAACCTTAAAGAATGGAAAATCATTACAATTCATCTACACTGGACACACAAAAGCCGAGTATCATACACCCGGCAACAGCATACTAGGTAACACCGATGGTGCACCACCAGTAGCTGAGAAGACAATCACAGTTGATGACCTACTCATCTCCAGTGCATTTGTTTACGAGCTCGATGAAACATTGGCTCACTACGAATTAAGAGGAGAGATTTCCAAGAAAATTGGATATGCTCTTGCTCAGAAGTACGACAGACTCATCTTTAGAGCGATTGCTCGAGGTGCTAGAGCTGCTTCTCCTATCACAAAGACTAATTTTGTCGAGCCCGGCGGTACACAGATCCGTGTAGGTACAACTACAAACGCATCTGACGCTTACAGCTCTTCAGCTCTAGTCAACGCTTTCTACGATGCAGCTGCTGCACTAGATGAGAAAGGTGTTTCTACTGATGGTAGAGTTGGTGTACTTAACCCAAGACAATACTACGAACTTATACAAGCTGTAGGTTCTAACGGACTTGTCAACAGAGACACACAAGGTACAGCATTACAGTCTGGTAATGGTATCATTGAAATTGCAGGCATCAAGATCTACAAGTCAATGAACATCCCATTCTTCAGTCAGTATGGTACTAAGTATGGAACTGGATCTGCAACTAACCCCGGCGTAACAGACCCCGGAAATACAGGATCATTCGTATCAGAAGCTGTAGAAGATGCTGCTGCTGACGTAACCGGAATCAACAATGAGTACGGTGAAGAGACTGAATTTGCAAACAGTTGTGGACTTATCTTCCAGAAGGAAGCTGCTGGTGTTGTAGAAGCTATCGGACCACAAGTTCAGATAACTTCAGGCGACGTTAGTGTAGTTTACCAAGGCGACGTAATCTTAGGAAGACTTGCCATGGGTGCAGACTACCTCAACCCTGCCGCTGCTGTCGAGCTATTCGCTGGAACAGCTACAAAACCATCTGGTTTCTAATTTATTTTTTTATACGGGGAGTGTATTCTCCCCCTTTTTTATTATGCCTTTTCCAACCACAAACGCTAAACAAGAGCTACCAGCTATCAACCAAATATTAACATCATGTGGTCAGGCTCCTGTAACTACACTAGACCAAACCAACCCGGAAGTTGCGATTGCCTATGATACACTGTTACAGGTGTCACGAGAGGTACAATCCGAAGGATGGACTTTCAACAGAGAGTATCATTACACTGATATCACACCTGATGTTAATAAAGAAATACTTATACCTAATAATATTATACAGATTAAACTCTCAGAGGACTCACAAAACACTTCTCACGATGGGATTAGAAGATCAGGTAAGTTGTATGATAGACAGAATCATACATACCAGTGGGACTATAGTCCTGAGTTTGATATAATCTGGTATTTTGATTGGATTGATTTACCAGACCCAATACAAACCTATATTACAGCCAGAGCAGCAACACTTGTATCTGGTAAGATAGTAGGAGACGACGATCAGTACGCTCGTCTACAACAGCAAGAAGCACTTGCTAGATCATCAGCTATGGAGTACGAAACAAGTCAAGGACAGTTTACTATGTTTGGACATCCTCAAGGACAGCAGAACTACTATCAAAGCTATCAACCATTTCATGCTTTACAACGATAATGCCTTCAGTCACACAAAGAGTTGACAGCTATCTAGGTGGTGTATCTAGACAATCAGATGATAAAAAACTTCCCGGTCAAGTAGAAGAATGTCTTAACGGATACCCTGACCCAACCTTTGGTCTGACTAAAAGACCGGGATTTAAATGGATTGCTAACCTCGGTAGTGGCACTACATACGACAACTCAAAATGGTTCTACATTAATAGAACTGCAACAGAAAAATATATAGGATGTATTACACCAGCATCAGGAGGCTCTACAGGAGCTATCTATATCTGGAATATACTAACAGGCTCACCAGCTAACGTAACTTATGGTACAGGAGCTCAGGCTTACCTTTCAGCAGCTTCACGTACAGATTATGATGTGCTGACAGTACAAGATACAACTATTATAACTAACCGAACAACACAAGTACAGGTTACTTCTCCACCAAGTGGTGCAAATCAATTCGTTGCTAACTCACAAGCGACTATTAAATTAGTAGGCGAAGTATCAAACGTACCTTATGAATTAAAAGTTAACTCAACAAGTGTAAACGTTACTTATACAGCTAGTAGCACAGACAGATACTCAACAGTACTAACTGCATTAGAAAATGCTATCAATGGCTTAGGTCAAGGATATACTATAGTACAAACTGCCGATAGTTTACATCTAAGCCGTTCAACAGCATTTACTCTTACAGGTACTGGTGGTGTAATTGGCAACAGACTTACAATCTTTCAAGATCAGGTTTCTTCATTAGTTGAGTTACCGAATGAAAGTAAGAATGGTCACGTAGTAAAAATACTTAGTTCTGGTGCTACAGCCGCTGCATATTATATGAAGTATACTGCTGACAATGGTACATCTGGTCCCGGATTTTGGTCAGAAACTGTAGCTCCAGATGTATCTACTGGACTGGTAGATACTACGATGCCACATGAGTTACTTAACCCAACTCCAAATAACTTTGTATTTCAAACTATAACCTATAAAGATAGAGTTGTAGGCGATGACGAGACTAATAAACATCCATCTTTTAATGGTAGTACTATACAGCAAGCTTTCTTTCATAATAACCGACTAGGATTTCTTTCTGGTGATGCTGTTATATTAAGTCAGTCAGCTCAGTTTTTTAACTTTTATCATACAACTGCACAAACAGTTACAGATGCAGACCCGATTGACCTTATAGCATCTACTATACGACCAGCTGCACTACACAGTATTATACCTACTACTCAAGGTTTAGTTTTATTTAGTGCTAATCAACAGTTCTTGATGTCATCTACTCAAGGTAACTTAACACCAGCTAGTGCTAACATACGTGCTATATCTAACTACGAAGTAGATACAGAAATAGACCCAGTTGACATGGGTGTAACACTTAATTTTATTAGTAAGACACCTAGTTACACTAGGGTTTTTGCGATGATAACACGTGGTGAAAACGAAAACCCAACAGTATTAGACATAGGTAGAGTAGTAAATGAGTGGGTTCCAGCTACAATCGATACACTTATAGCAAGTCCACAAAACCAATTCATTGCATTTTCCGGACAGAGTTCTAAGTACATATACTTCTTTAGAACTTATAATGATGGAGAAAAAAATGTAGTACAAGCATGGTTTAACTGGGAAGCTCCCGGTACTGTACAAGCTATTGCAGCTGACTCTGATGAATTTTTTGCTGTAACTAAACAAGGTACTCAATATACACTAAGTAAAGCAAGTCTGAGCCAAAGTCCAGAAGATGCTATTATTGTTAATAATGATGGTAAGAAAATTAATCCTTGTATAGATTTATATACTACAGCTAGCTCTGTGACTTATGATGCTACAAATGACTTTAGTAAATGTTTCTTACCTTATGATGATATTTCATATCTTAGTCCAGTACTTATTATTAAAGGTTCTACAGCCACCGGTAACTTTATTGAATCTGGATTTGTAATCTCACCAGAACGTGACGTAGAGTCAGGAAACCCATACTTTAAAGTTCCCGGAAAAGATTTGACTTCTGTAGCTAGTGATGTTATAGTCGGATTCAAATATGATTTTGATATTATATTACCAAAAACTTATTTTAAAATAGATCAAGAAGGTAAAAAATCTGATTTTACTGCTAATCTTACGATAGCTCGTATGAAGTTTGCAGTAGGATTATCAGGTGTTATGGGGTTTAAATTAAAATCTAGAGGTGTAGGTCAAGGTCAAAGAGAATATACAGGTGATGGTACTACCACAGAGTTTTCTTGGATTGACGCTGATCTTAGTTATATAGATGATAACCAGATAAAAGTCAGACTTAATAACGTAGAAACTACCGCATTTACAGTTGACAGAACTGGTAACGCACCTAAAGTTATACTTAATTCTGCACCAGCAGCTGGAGTTAACATAGTAATATTTCTTGATGAGTGGTACAATCTTAATCCTGTAGTGAAAGCTGACCAGTACCTAGCAAACGATATACCGTTATCTGAGCAGTCAGTATTTACACTACCTATACATCAGAAATCAGATAACTTTACACTAAGATTATTTAATGACACTCCGTTCCCAGTATCTCTTAACTCAATGATGTGGGAAGGTATTTACTCACCAAGATTTTATAGGAGAATATAAACATGATGATGAATCAGTTTGACGTTCCTATGTCAGATGCTGATATTAATATGACGTCAAACCCTGCAAGGGCTATGCTTGATGAAAAGCTAGCTACTACAGGAGAAAGTAACGGTTGGTTTTGGACAGCTTTAGGTATTGGAGCTAGTATTTACGGATCTAGCAAACAAGCAAGTGCTGCAAGAAGCGAAGCTGAGGCTAGAAACCAAGCTATAGAAAGGCAGTATGAATATGATATGGAGTTGTATGACATGAAGAAACAACAACTCCAAGCAAATCAAGACTTCAAGATAGAAGAGATACAGAATGCTGCAAGACAGGAAGGTCAAATAGCTGCTTTTAAAGACGCATCTAATTTACGACAGTATAATTATAACTTACAGATTCGTAATGCACAGCAAGAAACAAATGAGAAAATGTTTCAAAAGTCTGAAAAGATTTACGAAAACCAGTTAAGTATGAATGCACTGCAAGAGAAAGCAGCTTATGATGATGAACTAAGAAAACTAGACGAAATAAAAGCTGAGTCTATATTTGACCAAGAAGAAGCATATATTGACTCAATCGAAGCTGAAGGTAAGCTACGAGCAAGAGGAGTGGTAGGTCGATCTGCTGACAAACTTGCACAAGCTGCTGCCTTTAAAACTGGCAAACAATTAACTATGCTGAATTTGTCTGTAGATAATGCTGAAGCAGCAGCAGTTTCTGTTTTATCACAGATATCTAGAGACAAAACTGTAGCAGACTTAAATGCTTTTGCTGCAAAAATGTTAGACCCCGGTGAATTACCGATGCCAGTGCAGCCACTTAAAACACCAATGGCTACATTTATATATCCAAGACCATTACAAGATTTTGACTTTGGACCAGAGCCAGTCAAAGGAGCACAATACTCAGCAGCATCTGCAACAGCTGGTATATGGGGTAATGCAATAGCAGGTATAGCAGGTCAGATAGGTAATTACTACGCAAATCAAAGTCAACAGTTTAGATAATAACAATGGCAAAGAACTATAAGAAGTACGCTTCTGGGGGACGATTTAACGCATCAAACATATCCCGAGCTGGGATACAGCAGATGCAAAATCAGTCCCAAATAGTAACAAATGCTCTTCAAAGACAAGCTAATCAACAAAAAGCTGCCGATAATTTATACATTAAAGACCTCGGGGGTAAACTTAAAAGAGAAGCACAAAACAGAGCAGACATACAAGACTTAGAAAACAAAGTACTACAAAGGCAACAAGAAGCTACGGCTTTGCGTGGTCAAAGAGAAGTTGAACGGCTTAGAAGTCAAGCAGATCAGTACCGTGATCGGGCACAGATGATTGGGCAACTTGCTCCAAAGTTAAGCAAAAGCTTGATTGGACTAGCTCAAAATGTTACAGAATATGCTGATATACAATCTGCTGAAGCTGAGTATCGAGAGATGCAAGCTGATGGACGCTTAGATACTTTAGTAGATTTTTGGAACTCAACTGATAATTTAGAACAGCAGGCAAGAGAAGACTTAGTACAAAAACGTGTACAAGCAATCGTAACAAACGATCGGACAACATTTGATTATTTATCAGCTGTTGGTCGTAATAATAGCAAACACTTACAAAGAAAAATATTTGAAAATCTCAAAACTAACTTTCCTAGTATTGAGAATGATTATTTAAACTTTGTTAGAGATGAAGCTGGTATAAAACTTGGTAATAATATCAAAGAACTATACTCATTTAGAGCTCATGAGTTTTTAAGACAGTATGGTATCAGCCCTAAGTCTCCTACTGGAATTAAAGTTATACAACTATTTGATTCTAAAGCTGCTGTCAAAGAATATCAATTTAAGCTAGAAAGAGATAAATTAAACGGAGAACAAGACGAGAAAAATAATACTGACAACTTACGTAATGTTTGGAATCAACCACTTGGTAATAATTATACCAGTGACAATCAGTATCAAGATGCTCAGACCTTTGTTAAAAATATTCTCGTAGATAAGATGGGTACTCCCGGTGTTACCAGAAGTGGTACATTAGCACCAAGTACAACAATTAATCCATTACCATCTTTTAGAGAGTGGGCTAAAGCACAAGCTTTTTCTCCTCGTTATCGTACTAATCCTGATTTATTTAGACGAGAAGTGTTAGGTATAGCTAACGGTCAAAATGGTTATATATTACCTACGACTCGAGGTAATGAAAAAGGTATACCAATCTTTGATAAGCTTGAGTATCTCGAAGCTGAGATGATGAAAGACTATGCTGACGTTACAAAGGAGTTAAATAAAGCAGATCAAGTTGTCCAAAAAGCTAAAGAAGCTGGCAAAGTAAAAGAAGCTCAAGCACATGTAAATAGTGACAGATATGATGAAGACTTTACTCAAATTTATAGAGACATAGAAGCTACTGAAAGCACGGCTGCTAAGAAAGTATATTATAATCATATTCAGTTTCATTCAGCTGACGGCTTAAGTCAGAATACAGTAGATCATGTTTTAAAGGCTGCACAGCAAGCTGACTTTTCTCAGTTTATATTTAGATATAATAAGTTAAGTAAAGAAGACAAAGAAGGTGCAGTTTTACTACCCTTTAAAAAAACTCTAGACTCTCTTGAGCAGGTAGCAGGCAGCTACGATGCGATTGAAACAAAAGTAAAACAAGATATAAAATCTAAAATTACTGCTGCTGTTAAAGAAAACATGATAGACCAGACTCGTCATGATACAGCGTCACAAGCGGAGGAAGCAGCAGAATTATGGTTTTATAACAAGTATAGAGCTAATAGTGAAATTGAAGATCCTAATCAGCGTTACATTACCACACTTGAACAGCTTGAAAAACAACTTGGTTTAGATGAAGCACCTCAAGATGGTATTGTAGGTAAAGGTTTATTTAGAAACAGACCCGGTACAACTGGTGAAAATAAAACTGTATTTATAATGTTTAGTGATGCTGATGCTAAAGGTGATACTATAGGAGAAAAGATAATAGATTCAGAAATCCAAAAAGGTACAAGTGTAAAAAATCTACTAGCCAGAAAAGATCTTGTATCAAATGGAGAGACTAGATTATTAGCAGAAGCCGCTATACGAGGTACTGATAATATAGTTTTACCTAAAAATTTACAATACGTACTTAATAATTATTATCCTAAAGGCACAAACGCACATCACATAGTAAATCAGTTTTTAGCATTACAAAAGTATAAAATTAACATGCCAGCTAGTGCTCATGATTTTGCAGAATATGTGTCTGGAGGATCAGTAAAGTATAATAACATGGCAGCTGCATTAATTAAAGAGTATTTTGAAACTAACGCATATTTTAACTTTAGACCTATACCCAAAGGCCAAGCCCCCAAACCAAAACCATCTTGGATGACATTAGCAAATCCGATATATCAAGATTTATTAAGGAGACAATACCCAGAATATTATAATGAATGAAGAAGAACAACTACTTGCAGATGCAAGAGACATGGAAGAAGAGGATCAAACTTTACCAGAAAGTGAATTAAGTATTACTGATTCTATTCCAACTAACGCAAAACAGTTATATCCATCTGCATTTGGTGCTTCATACGGTAACAGTACTGTCGACCTTAGTAACAAAGCTAATAATGACAAGATGCTAGAAGAGTATGATAACTGGTGGCGAATGCAAAATGGTGAAGAGAAAGACGAAGTAGGTGAGAAGTTTCATCAAAAATACTACAATATGAGTCTAGAAGAAAAGAAAGCTGCTCAACAGCAAGCTATCGACGATGACCCATACTATAATCCTGTTAAAAGATTAAAAAGTGTATTTCAAGGTCTATCCATTCCCGGTTTATCATATGCTGATTTTGCAAACGATGCTCTTGGTACGATTGTACCGGGGTATAACAGACTAGATGAGAAGTGGGATAAAGCTACACAGCTTGATAATCCTACACATCAAAAGCTACGTAGTATACTCTCTGTTGTATTACCATCTATACATGCTGGTGGTAAGATACAAGGAGCTGCAAATGCTTTTAATGTAGGTAAACCATGGTATCAGAGACTTACTAATACAATAGTTTCACAAGGATTAGGAGACGCAGCTATCGTAGGTCTTAGTGATGTTGGTGAAGAGAACAACGTTGCTGAAGCACTTGCTGATAGTGTACCGGGTTTATTTGGACCAAAGGGTAGAATACCTTTACCAGAGTGGATAGTCACAAAAGATAGTGATAGCCCTGCTGTAAGAAAAAGAAAGAACATGTTAGAGGCAGCACCTTTTGCTGTCTTCGGTACAATCATTGGAGCTGGTATAGATAAACTAGCTGGCAGAAGAATGCTAGACTGGATGGAGCCACTTGATGATACAGCTGCTCAATACAAACAAACACAACTTGAGTTAGGCGGTGACAACGATAAACTTATAGAGTTACAAGAAATCAGAACACAGCTATCTCTTGGTAGTAAAAACTTAAGTAGACAAAACGAGAACATTCTAATCAATAGACAGATCGAGTTAGAAAACGAGTTAGGTATTATTGATAATATGGATGATGCTTCTCGTATTGCTGACAATAGTGCGGCAAGAGAATCACAAGAAGCTGCAATACGTAAGATCGAGAATCCAGAGCAGTTAGAACTGTTTGATGGTTTTGACGGTGACATAAACCCCGGCATACTAGATGACGCTTCTACGACTAGGCAGACGCCTCCTCCGGGCAATGTAGCACGAAACATGGCTGATACTACAGCTATCAAAAACGGAGTCTCTGAGGGCGATCCAGCACCTCTTATAACAGAGTCTATGAGACGTAAAGGACTGATGGTAGGTCCGGGGTCTCGTGGTGCTGTGATGGGTGTTGCAGAAGAAGCAAGAGAAGCTGGTAGATTTAATGCTCTTGTAGATGGTTTTAGATTTAGTGCAAAAGAGATGAGTGCAGCTGCATGGGGTATCTATAATGATATTATAGCAGCTGGATCAATAGATGAGGTTAGAGAACTTTTCTTAGCTGACAGAGATGTCAAGAACTTACTTATGGGTAAGTTAAAGGTTGAAGTTATCAACGAAGAGCAGGCAAGAGCAGCAGCATTTGCTATGCGTGATTTGATTGATAAATTTTTAGGTAGAGATGTAACAGCATCATCTGCAAGAGTTATGGATACATTAGGTAGAGAAGCTAACACAATGGCAGAAGCTCTACAAGAAATGCAACCATACGTAGATGAAGAACACGTAATGGATCTGATTATCGATAAGTTAGAATTTCTTATGGATGAGTATGCTTTGAATAAGTATATATCTGGTTGGAGTTTACGTAACAAAAACTGGTTTGACCAAATACCTCCTCAAAACGTCACAGAAGCTCTTGCCACTTTAACAGAAGAGTTTACAACAGCTGAGAATGCAATACATGCAAAAAATCTTAAGTTTAGTAAACTACTTAAAAAGCTAAAGAAAGAGAATCCTATGTATTTAAGACCGTTGATGGATGCGTTTGCACACTCAAACGGTGACGTAGATACTATAGCAAAATTACACGCATGGGCAGCAGATCAGATTACACCGTTAGGTATGTTAAAAAGTCCTGATCCTAAACAATTAAACTTGTTTGCTAAAAGTGCATGGAGTGTTGTATATAATAATGTATTATCTGGATTATCTGCTCTGAGAGCTAGTGTTGGTAATGGAACACAGCTAATACTTAGACCTATGACCGCAGTGCTTGGTCATGGATTTTATGGTATGGCAGACGACTTTGCTGGATTGAAGCGTACTTTTTACTACAATGGTGCAGTCTTTGAGACTAACCGTAGAGCTTTGTCAGATGCGTTTACTATGATGAAGAAAGCTCATAAAGATCCTGACATGATGGTTAAAGCATATCGTAAAGACTTTGTGTTTAAAAGCGATAGAGCTTGGGATATCATGGAAGATATGCGTAAAGTATATGAAGCTGAAGGTAACTATGGTAGAATGTTACAACTAGATACAGCTGTTCGTTTGAAACAGTTAGGTCAGTTTAAGTGGATGAGATATGGTATGACAGGAATGGTATTTCCTGATGTATTTACGTCGACTCATTTAGCACACTATCTATCACGTACCAGAGCTTACGATGATGTCTTTAGTGACAAAGGTTTTGCTGATTGGACAGAGATAATGAAAGCTGAGAAGATTCATTATAAGTCAATGTTTGACGATAATGGTCTTATTAAAGATCAAGTACTACGAGCTACTGCTGGAGAAGTACAACTTAACTTAGATGATGGTTTAGCACGTTGGATTAACCAAGGTACTACTGCATACCCTTTTGTTAAGTTCTTAATGATGTTCCCACGTACAAGTAGTAACTATATCAAAGCTGCATCTTCGTGGACTCCTATCACTCTAATACCCGGAATCAATAAATATAGTAAAACTCTATATGCAAAAACAGATGATGACATCGCTGCTGCTTTACTAGAGCATGGCGTTGACATGGCTAAGACTCCTAATGCTCGAGTTATATGGGAAAACCTAAGAGCTGAGTATACAGGTAGAATGGCATTTAGTAGCATGTTAGTTGGCTCACTATGGCAATATGCTATGGGTGGTAACATACGTGGTAACGGACATTATAATGCGTCACGTAGAAACAAGGAACGTAACCAAATGGGTTATGAACCTAAGACTGTAAGAATAGGTAATTCTTGGGTAAGCTATGAAGGTATTATAGGTGTTGAGCATGTGCTAGCACCTCTAGGTGATATGGCATACTATGCTAGAGATTTAGATGAATCATACCTAGAAAACTTTATGTCTAAATTGACATGGACTGTAGCTGCTACATTTTTAAATCAAACACCTTTACAAGGTTTAGAACCACTTATATCAGTTACTAACGGTGACTTAACAGGTTGGAGTAGACTTACTGCGAATACACTTAGATCTTTCTTACCATTATCTGGTGGAGCTGGTGTATTAAGTAATGCTATTACATCATCACAGAAAGATATTGAAGCAGAAGTTATTTCTGTTGTCAAAAATAGACTACCCGGATTCTCAAGTACACTTCCAGAACAGATAGATATATGGACAGGTCAGCCACTTAACGATGTCGACAATCCATTTTTAAGAATGCTTAATGCCGTCAGTCCTGTACAAGTAAGTGGTACAAGAGAGCCTTGGAGAGTATGGTTACAAGAAACTGGCTGGAACGGACTGTCAATGTTAAAGAAAGATTCTACAGGATCTTACGAATATACACCAGCAGAACGTGAGCTTATTAATAAATATATTGGTGAGCAACAAATGTATTTACAGCTAGACCGTATTATTAAGAATCCAAGATACCAAAAAGAAATCGAACAACTTAAATTATATCGTCAAAATAACTCTGACTTTAGTGAAGAGCGTGTTAAATTACATACAGAAAAATTACCTGTATTTAAAGAAATCAATAACATTGTTAGAAATGCTCAGAAAATAGCAGAGCTTAGATTATTACGAGAAAGACCTGACATCGAATCAGTTATACTAAATCAGCAAAGAGCTAATGAAAGTATGAAAGAAGGTGATGTACAGGGTGCAATAAGAGCACAAAACCGAAACCAAGCCACTCAAAATTTAATTAACATGAGGAAGTAACCACAATGAGTGCTGTTACAGAAAACAACTATACAAGTAATGGTTCACAAACCAATTACAATTTTACATTTCCATATCTTAAGACATCGGACGTTAAAGTAAGTCTCGATGGGGTCGAAACAACTAACTTTACGTTTGTTAATGCTACGACCATACAATTGAATAACGGGGCTACACCACCAGTAGCGACAGCTCCAGCTAATGGAGTTAAAATCAGAATACTCAGAGAAACTACAGTTGATAACTTAGCAGCAACATTTTATGCAGGCTCGGCGATTAAATCAGAAGATCTAAACGAAAACTTTACGCAAAACTTACATGTTACACAAGAGGTAAACCAGAGGTATCTTCCAACTACTGGAGGTACTTTTACTGGTCCTTTAAATCTTGGAAACAATAGAATTACTGATGTAGGTAATCCTGTCAACGCTAACGATGCAGTTAACAAAGCTACATTAGATTCTACTATTGAAACAGATGTATTAGCTGGTACTGATTTATCAAAGACTGCTAGTAATGGTCAGGTAACTATCAATCATGATGTTACTGGTGCAAACACAACCATCAATAACAGCAATGGTAACGTTATCCAAGATCTAACTATATCAGCTCAGGGTCACGTTACGTCAGCTGGCTCTGTTGACTTAGATGGTAGATACTATACAGAAACTGAGCTAGATGCTGGTGCTCTTGACTCACTATACTTTAGACAAGACAGCAGTGAAACTATAACAAGCGGAGT